ATGTCTGAGGTTGTTCCCGCATCCGCCTGCCATATGCAAATTCCCTGTCCGGCAGAAAGGACGGGCCATTCATCTTCATCCGCGCCAATACTGATGACCGGATCAGGAGCGGCAACACCCTGCATGATGTCCGCAACAGTACCGGACAACAGAAACACAGGCGTCAGTGAATGCCCGATGATTGCCCCCATGGTTACGGTCAGGCCGGTTACTGCGGTGCGAAGATCGAGAACCTGTGTAGGATAAGTAGAATCGTACTTGCCCGGCGTGATCGCCGCGCCGCTTGCCGTTCCTGTGAAGGTGAATAGAGATGCCGCCACTCTTGGAGTCGTGGGACAGGTTGGTGTTGCAGCGCTTAATCCGTGCCGCACAAGTAATCGTCTGATGCGAACCTTTTTGCCAGATACCGCAACAGGGACATGCAGCCATATATGCCCTGTGCTGGTGCCATTCATCGCCGCTGCCGCAGTTGACAATACGGCGCTGGATGCTCCGTAAACACCGAGTACCATCGCCTTTCGTTCCTGAATGAAAAAATGTTCGTGAACGGTATCCGGGCCGATTACTTTTGTCTGAGTACGGACTTTCTTACCGGTGTTTCCTGTATCAAGTGGGAGTATTACTTTATCCGCTATTGGTCCTGCCATGATTTCCTCCTATTATTTTGCTACGGTATGCGTAAATGCCGTCAACCCGCATTCGACGCCTGCGGGGATGATCACGCTGTTGAGCTCGATATCGTAATGATCTCCCGCGTTCGGAGAGTCTTTTACGCCGATGCTGCCGTCCCAGAGGCTCGATGTTCCGTCCGCCTGGAAGATACGGAACCACGAGACTGTTCCTCCGATCGCGGCTGGGTCCGGGGTAATCGCGTTGGCAGCGATGATGCCGGATGCGGCTGCGCCGAAGGCAGGAGTTCCGAAGCGAAGTTCAGCGACTTTGTTTTGTGTGGTAATGGCGGCTCCGCCGGTGGCGGGTTGCGTCCCGTCGTACCAGCGCATGTAGCCGCCATTGGCCAGCGGGGCCTGGGCATCGGCTTGGGCGTTTGCCACGAGATCGGTGAGTTTGGTGTTATACACTGAGTCTCTCCTGAGTTATCGGATTCATCCGTACCTTTCCGGTTTTCGGGTCTTTTTCCATTTCCCAACCAGCAGAGGTCTTGTCAAAGATAAACTTGAACTGCTGTTCCCCCTGCTCGATCTTGATGTTGATGGGGCGATCGGCGATCTTTTCTAGGGCTGCGGTTATTTTTTCGTAGGACTGATCGGAACCACCCCTCACCCTACCCTCTCCCTCTGAGGGGAGAGGTGACAAAGAAGCGGAGGAGCTCGAGAGCTTGGAGAGTTTCACGGGCCTCGCTTCGCCGAATTGTTCTGCCCACTTCTGATACCACTCCAGTGTGCGCTTCCCACCGAGATTCCGCACTCTATGCCTGGCAGCCTTCTCCCCTTCCTGCAGACTGAGGCACCAAGGACAGGCATCCGGCGCGGGTGCGAAAACGGCGCGGAGGTTGCCGTTGCCGTCGTCCACGATCGTGTAATCGCACCGGCAGCGGGGATGGACGGGAACCTGGTTCGATTGGTCTGGTTTGAGCATGGCGGAGACGTCCACGCCGCGCTCGTCCCACTCATCATGCTTCGCGCGCACCGCGGCGCCGGACATCTCGGTACGGGCGAGTCGTTCCCAGTCGGAGTTTTTGTCGTCGAAGATTTCGGCCAGATCCCGGGCGACGTCGCGGGGATTTACGCCCTGCTCCATGCCGTTCTGCATGACCATCATGGCTTCGTCCTGGATGGCGAGGGTCGCGTTGTTTTTGACCAGGTCGAACCCGTTGGCTACGAGTTCATCGAAGATTTCTTTGTTCTTGATGAGGTCGAGGATGGGACGTTCTTTGCCGACCATGTTGGCGGCCTGGATGAGGCCGAGGCTGTAGGCCTGGCCGTAGTACCAGGTGACGGAGCTGTCTTCATAGGACGGCTCGTACCAGCCGAGGTATTCCTTGAGCGCGTCCATGACGGCTTTGCGCTGGGCGTCGGTGTACGTGAAGGCTTTGGACGAATAGGACGCATTGGACTTATCGGACGTATCAACGGCCGGATCTTTGAGATCTGCTATCTTGAACACCTTTTCCCGGAGAGTCGTCCAGTCGTGCTTCAGCTCCTGCTCGTAGCGCTGCTCGTATTCGTCGAGCTTTGGCCAGGGGAAGGGACGTTGAAGTTCTTTTTGGATCGAGCCGACCGTGTCGGCGTGCTTTCCGCATGAACAACCACCTTTGGGTTTAATTGTCTTAGGGTGAATCACGGCAACGCGGTTGCCTTGCTCCATAAGAGGTACCTGTATGTCCACTCCCTCGGACTTGATCGTGACCATGCCTGTCGAGGCATTTCCTACGGGAACCTCTGTTCCTTGATTGCGGACCGTTGCCACGGGCGCGCCCGCGGTACCGCCGCCCCGGCGCATCATATCCGCCTGAGCATCAAGGAAGTTGGCCTGAGCTTCTGCTGCGCGGTTATGCAGGTTCGGCTGGATGAATCGAAATCCCCAATCTCCCGGACCGTTCGGGTCCAGAGTGATGGTCTTCCACTTTTTGCCGCGCATGGCAAGCACGGCCGAGAACAGGCGGATGAGGCCGGGCGTCTCGTTGGTGTTCCGGCCGGACGCGTCGGCGAGCGCGATCTCGACTTCCATCTGCGCCATGCGCTCCGTGGTGCTCCAGTATTTCCCGAGCACCCAGGCGGGGAGGCCGCTGGCAGCGACGATGGATTCTTCTGCGTGCTTGAGCGGGATCTCGTATTCGAACAACTGACCTTCGTGGCCGATGATCTTGATGTCTACCTTGGAGGCCTCGCCGCCGGCGGTGACGATGTCGGCGTTTCCGCCCTTGCTCTTGATGGAGATCGCATTGGCGAGTTGCGTCGTCAAGTCCTCGACCATTGCTTTGATTTTGTCGGATGCGGTCTTGCCCGACGAATGCAGGTGATAACTGGGAGAGCCGAATCGGTCGGCGCTGTTCTTTATGCTGTTTTGGAGCGTAGCGAGGATCTGGGCGACCCAGGGGATGGACCGGAATTGGGCAATGCCGTAGGGGTTGCCATTCTCCACACGGGGGGCGAGATAGAATTTGTTCGCCGGGTTGAGCTTGACCATGTCCTGCTGATTGTAGTTCAGGGTCTGGCCGTATCTGGCGTTGACGATCTTTCCGATCAGTTCGGCAGGGTCGATGAGCGGACGATTATTGTTCGGATCCTTGTCTGGATAGAGGTACCAGGGCTCGGGCACGCCGTCGGCATTGCGCCAGTAGATGATGTATTTCGAATCCGCCACCCGCAGCCCTTCGATGTCCTTGAGGTCCGGCGTGGCCATAAGCTCGCCATATCCGAAACCCTGTTCGAAACCCTCTCCCCACATGGCCCCGCGATAGGCATCGATGCCGTGCTGCACGGGACCAACGGGCACGGACATACAGAAGTCTTCGAGCTCGGCTACGCAATCGGCTTTCTCTCCGATGATCTCGATCCGTCCGTTCATGGAGACCAGCTTGTTGATAGCGGTGTCGCACATGGGAATGGCTTCGCGCATGACCTCGAAGAACTTGGGGTCGATCTTGCGGAATACCCAATTGTTGAACGAACTGGTGAGCGGCCCCTGGGGCGAGGTGTCGCGAAGCTGAGACCGGACGGCGACGGCTTCCAGATCTGTGGATTTGGTGATGTTTAAGCCGAGAATTTTCATTTGCCTACCTTCCCACCTTCCCACCTTCTTACCTTCCAGCTTTTTCTCATCTCACGTTGCTCCTTACTGCGAAGGGTTCGTCCGCTCCTTCTCCCGGCAAAAGGACTCTCATGGTCAAGGCGCGATCGGCGTCTATGGTATGGTCGTCCTGGTCCCGGAAAATCCGATGTTTGGGACCGGTGCGATAGGTGTGATTCGGGTAATAGAGCATGAGGTCAGGATCATGGGGATACTCGAGCTCCATGCGCTGCATCTTTCCGACGAGCAGGTCAGTGGACAGTTCTTTCCCGAGCAACCGTACAGGCTTGTTCGTGATTTTGTTCATCAGCACTTCACCAGTTTCGTCTATGGAGTCGTATGCTTCTCCGAAGAGATAGCCGGTCATCCGGTCCCGATACAGCTTCTTTTCGTAACGTTCCTGACCGTGCATTATGTTCACCAGGGCGCTGCCGGCGTTGCCGAAGTCTATTCCCCATCCGAGCTTCATATCTCCGGCGTCAAAAACATCATCCAGCGCATCGATGGCCTCGGCTTGTTCGTCATACGTGACGAACTTGAGCTGAACGCGACCGATCAGCCGATGGGTGTTTCCGAAGATGAGCTTGACGTATATCTCCGAGGGATCCTGCGAAAGCCCAAGGTCGGCTCCGCAGAATTTGAGGCCGGGAGTGTAGGAGAAAAAAGACTTGATCTGCTCCTTGATATCGAATTCCGAGGCGGACAGCAGTTCGTTCCGAAGAGTGACTTCCTCGTATTTTCCGTCAGCTCCCTGGACATACTTCATGCCGGAGATCGTGACTTCATCGACGGACTTGTCGATCATGATCTTGAGCACGCGATAATCCGGGATGTCCTTCAGGAGACGCTGGAAGGTATGCCACGGGAACACGGAGTTTTCCGGATCGCCCCAATTGCCGAGGATGACGCGCTGATACTGCGGGGCGTCGGTGGATCCGTACTTGTTGACATAGAACTTTTTCCGATCAGCAGACCAGAACGGCGCGGGCATCATTTCCTTGGACCAGTGGAACTTCTTGAAGTCCAGA